GCTGATTTATCTGCTTTTTTGGGGCTATTTCTCCCACACCCTCTCTCAATATATAGCTGAGAAAATAAATTGCCCTAAATTTTATGAAATATCCCAGGCCACGACAAGCGTTTTTATGCGTTTCTCGTGATTTGGTAAGGATTTGGTTTGATATTTATTTTTGGTATATGTTCACCCCCATGTATCCTGACCTATTATAACCACCAATTACCGAGTCCAACCGAGCAAGTTTACCGTATACATCGGTACACCCAGCGTTACTTCCCCGATCAAAACATTCAGCTATATGCTTTTTCATCCCCCTAAAACCACCGATTGCATTCGAAATCACGGGTTTTGTGATTTTGCATTTGAGTGAAGAGTCTAAACGCCGTACATTATTGTTAGCTACACTATAATACCTTCCATCAGTGGAAATTAACCAGAAATCTTTGGTAGCAAAATTCGCAATCAATGTATATCCTTTACTTGTATCGTTAAAGTTGTATAGTTCTGTTCTGTTCGACTGTCGTGTGTGATATGTATAACTCTTTATGGGTTTTGTGGTATCATTCACTAGACTATATTTGTATCCACCTATACATCTTTTGTACCGACCAACCTTTCTTAAACATCTATCATAGGTTCTAGTAGTTTTTTTACCGTACAAAAGATTACCATTTGCATCTTTAAGATGTACTTCATCTTTAGCTTTTTTCGCATGGAGAAGAACTAGTTTCCCACCCGGTTCTATCGCAAACGACCCTTGTTGTTTGGCATGCTCAACTCGTCCATTAAAATAACGACTAGCGCGACGCTTCTCCAATATATAGGTTGTACCCAGGCTAGAATCGTATACAGCCGCGTAATTACCTCCACTACTTTTGAGCGTAGTTCCATACTTTTCTTTCGCGTCTACTGTACATGTACCATAATAATTATCCCTTATTTTTGCGTTGGATTTATTTGAAACAACTACGCTTGACCCACTTGGAGGTGATAGATATCCAGGGCCATTAATAGCAACAGGTGAACCCGAAAATCTGGTCCCACCACAACCTCTGGGTAAATTTTTCAGTGGAAATGTACTTGCAAGTATCGCGAATTTATCGGGGGCTATATAAACACCTTCACCCCTTACCGTGTAATCATATGGTGAAGCATTACCGAAATATTTTTTATTGAGTGAATCTTCACGTGCCTTGGTTATCAACTGGAAGTCATTTGGGGTTAATGATCGTATGTTACAGTACTGTAACTGTTGGGGTATTGCGACGACTTCATCGTAATATGCGTCAAATAATTTTTGTCCCTCTTCGTTATACTTCTTCTTTGCATCATCCCATACCTTTTTCTTTTCAGCTACGGCCGCATCATATCTAGTTTTTTGCGACGCTGTTACGACTGTGTTGATCCGTTTAACCTGACGTTCATACGAACCACGGGCTTTACTTTCAGCACGCGCAAACACAAGTAAATCTTTTAATTCGGCCTTGTTTTTAGTTTCAAGTGTAAGTAAAGCCTCGTGACGCGCACGGGTTGTTTCATTCATTTTTTGTGTATACTCAGCACACGAAATAACCGGTGTACACGGCGTCTTTCTTGGGTTTTCCGTTGGACATGACTTTTTACCTGGATCACTCGGCTGTTTAATAATGTGTAAATACTCTTTCGTGAATGGATCACATGGACGACACTCTTGTGCAGATGGGTCATACACTAATAATTTCTGTGCATCAGCCCTACCCTTGGGAGTACCACTCTTTTTGATAGCTTCAGTATAACTTTTTAATCCGGCTTTTACCGTTTTACTGTATTGGTATTCACAGTCGTGACGAAGAGATTCAAGATACGCCTCTCGTTTTTTCTCCATTCGTATTTTGTATGCAGCAAGTCTGTCTGCATTTTGCTTGATTGCAGCGAGAGCGCGTCTTTTACTTTCCAGACGCTTCTTCTCACGTTCTTTATTAGCCTGTTCTCGTAACGTCTTCCACCTGTCGATGTTCGACATTGTATCCAGGATTTTCTGATCAGTATACGAACCATGATGCGAATAACCACCCGCAGTTATACAATTCGTTACCTTCGCAAATGACGTATCTGATGCGTCGTGTAAACATTGTGACGATGAAGTCCCTTCGCGTTGTGTCCAATTAAATCCATCTATACTATCACATTTTTCCTTATCCATGATACCATCCCAATCAGACGGTGGTACATAACCCGGGTTTGGCACATAGTGTGTGGTGCAAACGTCTTCATATGATTCCCTCATTCCCTCAGCTGCACGCCCTCTGACTTCATTACCCTTGCTGTCGAAGATACCCCATTTTCGCTCACACCTCTCTTCTGGAATAGTCTTGGGTTGATTAGGATCACGTTTATCATCACCGTATGCATAATACTCGCCTGTTTCGTTACCATTGTCATCTAATTTTGGTACGGGATCGGGTGATAAACAGAAGAATTTCAGGGGCTCTGCTGCAGGAGCAGTACCAGTACCAGTAGATTGAGGGGTACCGGACTCACTCAAACTCGTAGCCGTCTCAGCTGCGACATTTGCACTCTCTTGTATATTGTCTACTCGTTCCACGAGCCTCTCAGCAGCCGCCTCACTTTCAGAAAGATTTTGATCAAGTGCAGCACTTTGTTCTTCCTCATTCGCAGCTATGTCTGCATCATGAGATATTTTAGACAGTCTAGCTTCTTCTTTCGCGTCTTCTAAGAATTCGCGTTCTTCCTCTGCCAGTTCTTCTTTCAGTCTATCATATTCCTTTTTTTCCAGTTCGTAATCTTCTTGAACCTCAGCTGCTTCAGCTGCACGCTCTTCTTCAAGTTCGCGCAATTCATCTTCTTGCTCAAGACGAAGTTCTTCCGCTTCCCTATCCATTTCTTCCTGACGCTGTCGTTCTTCTTCTAGAACAGCGGCAGCCTCTTCTTCGGCAGCGAGACGCTCTTCTTCAATTTCTGCCAGACGATCTTCTTCAATTAATCTCATTTCTTCAGCTTCCTCTTTCTCCATCTGCACTTTTTCAGCCAGTTCTGCAGCCGCTTCAGCCGCTTCGGCCTCTTGCTCTTCACGTTTAATTTTAGCCTCTTCCATCTGAACTCTATTTTCTTCCAATTGAGCCTGTCGAGCTTCTTCAGCTTCTTGTAATTCTGCGAGTTCTTTTTCTTTCAATTCTTCCTGTAATAATCGCTGCTCTTCGAGAACTCTTTTCATCTCAGCCTCGGCTTCATCTTGAAGCGCTTTTTTCGCTAATGCGATTTCGAGTGCACGAGCCTGCTTAGCTTTTTTCTCCTTCTCAATAACTTCCGCCTCAGCCGCCGCCTTATCTTCTGCATACTTTGCCATTTTGGCTCTAAAAGCAGCCGCTCGCTCTTCTTTCTCCCTTTTCGCCTGCTCCGCCTTTTGTTTCGCGGCCAGTATTCTCAGCTCAGCCTGACGTTTCTTCTCTTCCATCTCCTCTTTTAAAAGTCGCTCCTTTTCCTCTTGCTCCGCCACTTCTTTTTGAGACCTAACAACCACTTCCTCTAGTGCAGTATTAATTTTTGAAACCGTGTCACGTTTACTTTTGATTTTCTGTATAGATTGAGCAGCCTTTATATCAAGTTCCTTTAGTTTCTTCTGAGTTTCTAAGACCTTTGCTTGAGAAGCTTCTTTCTTCACGGTAGCCTGTACTTTAACCGTTTTTGCGATTATCGCGGTGTTTTTTGTCTCGACCCGCTTGATAATTTTTTTCGCAGCTTCGATGGTTTTATCTGTCGATTCCGAATTAGTATCGCCATCTTCCAACTTATCCACAATAACTTTCGCTCGTTCAATTTTTACGTCATCGACCGGAATTTCGAGAGGTTCATTCTGAACTACCGGCTTGAGATTATCATTTACATTTTTACTCCCCCTGAGTTGAATGATAACAAGGCCAACAGTAATAAGTATTAACAATGTTAATATAGCCGTCACCATGTATCCTATTAAAGAGTGAATATTATTTTTTGTCGAATTTCGGAGAATATTGATTACCCATCATAAAATGATCGGGGCGATTCATAATCTCGTTTCGTGGTTCAATTGGAGACGTTCTTTTTATCGTAGGTCGTGTAAAATTATAGACACCCAGTAATAAAACAGCTGTCAGGAACTCAAAACCTTTCATATTTATTATTACATAGATTATTTAATCGGCTGGCATACACCCCTTCTCGAAGCAATATACTCTCGTAGTGTATATCCATGTGAACCACTACTTTCAACTAGGGTATGATTAACCAGGTTTGGATCGAACATATCCCCATGCGTTTCACATAATAGACAGCGAACTGTTGGAACTTCACCTGGTTCATGTGTATGCATCTGAATATCTCGTTTTTTGTTGCGCTTCGTTTTTTTAGTGACCACGGGGGCATCGGGATCATGTCGCTCACAAAACGTCTTACCATCAATACACTTATTACGACATGGGTTACCCCTGATATTGACCCCGTTACATGACTGTCTTTTTACACGGGGTTTTTTGGGAGGTTTCACAGGTTTGAGTGGTTTTGAGTGAACTTTACATGTATCACCACCTTCGACACAGAATTTACGACATTGCGTACCCTTCGCTGTCATGCATGGACATCTCGTGCGAACACTTTTGACTTTTTTAGGTTTTATTTGCGCTTTAAGATCATTGTTCTCTTCCTCTAATTTCTGTCGATCTCGTACAACACTGCGAAACTCACGCTCGATATCACCCAGGAGCTTGTCGATAGTGTCAGGGATATTGTGCCCTTTTAATTGATCTCGGAGTTCGATAAAAGTTTCCATTTTTACTTGAATATAAAAGTTATCACTCACAACTTAAGCCATATTTTTTTATCGAAACACTGTAGATGACGACATCATTACAAGATATACCTAAAAAAATACAGTATATCGTCGTTGATTCGGAATACGTTAACGGTTCAAATAATACATTTTCCCTCGACCTCACTCTGAAATCTAATACACACGTCGAAGATAGTAGCCGGGTTCTCGGTGTAAAACTCGTCGACTTCTATATTACACAGGTCGGAGATCAGACACCTAATTCAGACAGTCACCCAAGTGATATAGCCAAATACGTGGATATCATATGCCCGGATATACCTCAACGTGCACAAATGCTCGATGAACGTCATGGACAGATTTTTGCTAGAATTCCGTTAGAAAGACACTACAACCATGGATCACATACGATACTTCGAGATAAACAATGGAAATCGTTCCGCCGCCAAACAAATTATTTTAACCCGATATCGATCAAGAAACTCAATTTCAATATATATGAACACCAGGACGATGGTGGATACCACACCCTTCAACCCGATTCTAAATGGTATATGATTTTAGAAGTCACGTCCGTTGATATCAAAGAAAAACCTGTAAACAAAGAAGCACAAATATTAGAAGCACTTTACGCTCTCATAGGAAAAATTGATCTTCTACACGAGAGTGTTCAGAGATTACCTAATAAAGAAGAAGCTGAAAACATTCTCATCCAAACCAAACGTAAAAAATTTTCGTTCAACTATATCATCATCGCATTTGTAACGCTTCTCGCAGGATATATTTATTATGTCAATAAAGTTCGTGCAAGTATAATACCAACACCATATTAAAATATTTGATTATTGTAATATGAATAAAAATATCACTGGGATTGTGATTGTCGTCACGATAATTATAATTGTCGCAGTCGTTATACTAATGAAAAATAACGCCAATTCTAAAAAAATGGAAGCGTTGATACGCGAAGCAGAGTTGCGTTCGATTGAACGTGAAACCGAATATAACGCGAGAAAGAAAGACAAACCAGTCGTCGAAATAGTATCCACCGTAGTCAACCCCCCCACTAAAGATGTTGAAATTATCGGTGATCAATCTCTCGCGTTGGACGAAGACCCAACCGACGAATATAATGAAATGGCAGTTGTTTCGGGTATACGCAAAATAACACCCCCCAAAACCGATGAAAATTGGGTAAAAAAGCGTCAGGTCGAACCAGTGAAAGATTTATCTGTAGGTATTGCCATCACTAATGACGTTTCCAAAAAGGAAAATTTACAGACCGGCAAAACGAGTTCCAAATACCCAATCAAAAAGGGAACTGGAGTTCGAGCCGAATGCGCCGACGGGAAATGCGGAGATCCTTCGAAATACCCCACACAAAAACCAATGGGTTCGATCAGAAGAATGGACGGTACATATTCAAACCCGATAGAGTTGGCACGTATTGCTGCACAGAAGCGCGACTCGGATGTTAAACGTGTATTAGATGAAAAGGTACGATCGCAGGCTAAAAATGCAGTTATGAAACAACAGAAGTATGCTGATACTAGTAAAATAAAACAATATGACGTCAGACCGTTAAAAGCACATCCGGCTAATTTGACGAGACCTATGGGACCTTCATTTGGTTCGATGAGACCTACGAGACCTTCTTTTGGTTCGATGAGACCTACGAGACCTTCTTTTGGTTCGATGAGACCCATGGGGCCTTCTTTTGGTTCGATGAGACCCATGGGGCCTTCTTTTGGTTCGATGAGACCCACTGTAATGCCATCTAATCCTGCCATGAAAGCTCGACAAGCTGCCATGAAAGCTCAACAAGCTGCTGCACATGCCGAGAAAGAAGAAAAAATGAAAGCTGTTCAAGCTGCCAAGAAAGAAGAAAAAATGAAAGCTGGTATGAAAGCTCAACAGGCTGCTAAAAAAGCTGCTGAACAAGCTGCTAAAAAAGCTGCCGAACAGGCTGATATAAAATCTCTGAACGAAACTGGATTTACAGTGAAAGAAGCGCAAAAGAGAGCCGCTATGAAAATTCAACAAGTTGCTCAAGATGCCATGGAAGCTGCTGAACAGGCTGAGAGAGAAGAAAAAATGAAAGCTGCACAAGCTGCCATGAAAGCCGCCATGAAAGCCGCTACAATGAAAGTAGAGGGGTATGAAATCATGAAACCGTGGGGTTCTATGGTATATTAATCACCATGGATATAAAGAATACACACGTATTACATATAACAAGTATGTCATATACATGCATCAAACCCGTAACCATGTACACGGAAGCGAGTGCTAATAAACGTAAACGTGTAAGAAAACATACCAAATCGGTAGATGTCGATAAAATCCTCAAACAAAATAAACGTATCAAAATGGTCATTCATAAACGGCGTGACAATACAAGCTGGAAAAGTAATAATCGGCGACTCGTTCTTGAAGAGCTTGTATCTTTTCTAGACATATTGGATGATGTCGTAGATATCTTTGAGAGTGAAGATTTCGACTGTGGTGAAGTACCAGATGAGTTAGATTTGAATTAATGCAACGGTTAACCTCTCCTCACTTTTCTAGTTAGATATCTTGATCATATTTAACTAGTAAATCGTGTTTTTATTTTTATTTATACACCGGGTAACGCCTTCTTCTTAGGGGCAGCCTTCTTAGGAGCCGCCTTAGGTGCAGCAGCTACTGGGGAACCTGTAGCTTTCTCACCCTTGGGACCTGGAGGACCAGGGGGGCCGGGAGGACCAGCGGGGCCGGGAGGACCAGCGGGGCCTGTAGCACCCGACCCACCACCACCACACAGTTCACACTGATCTAACATCTTACCAAGCAATGTGTAAAGTTTAGTCTTGTCAAGCCTGACACGTGTAATCTCATCTTCAATCTCCTGGCGAAGCGAGCTCATAGTTATATATATAAAGGAAATATTATCTTTAAAGTAAATGTTACTCATTGGACCGACATTAGCCTCTGGGATTGGGCAACACGCAAAAAAATATACGCAAGTGTTTACACCACGAGCCGAGTATTACCAGATAGGCACAACATTACCCGAAGATGAACACGGTCTTATCTTCATTTTACCAATTCCTCAACATTTGAAGTATGTCGAATATGTCAAAAGTCGTGTTAAAAACTTGAGCTGTATGACTGTATGTGAGACAGAAACTGTTCATGAGGACTATAAAATGATTATGAACGAGTTTAAAACTGTCCTGGTACCCAGTGAATTCTGTAAACGGGTTTTTTCTAGACAATTTCCTGACAATGAATTCAAAATCATACATGCACACATCCCACCACCTACACCCAAACCATACACATTCTATTTCATAGGAAATGCTATGGATCCACGTAAAAATTTCAGAGATATCCTACAGGCATTCGTGCGGTTAAATGAACCAAACACGCGCCTATTGGTGAAAGCCACGTGTAATCAGAATATAGATATACAATTACCACGGGTGGAAGTAATTAATGGATTACTTTCAGATGTTGAAATGGACGAAATACATTGGAGAAGTGATTGTTACGTAAGTTTTTCAAGTTCAGAGGGTGTTGGAATGGGTGCAATCGAAGCGGCTATCAGGGATAAACCTGTCATCATCACCAATTACGGTGGTGCACCAGAGTATATAGTTACACCATATACGATTGATTGTGAACTTCAGGAATTGAGTCAAGATGATTTCCTATTCAAAAAGGGTATGAAATGGGGAAAACCAAACTTCGATCAACTCTTGGAGTTCATGAAACACGCATATGAAAACAATGTACGTACATGTAATCACGATTTTACAAGAGAGCTTGTCTGTAGAAAGAATATTTTACGAGAATTCACGCTCAATGTAACCGGTGACGAACACAACAATACCAGTGAGTAATGCACCCGACGTGAGCGATCCTTTTTGAGCGATGAGCATCATGTTGATCTCGTCTATGAAAGTAACGCCTGTGGGTTTTTTAATAGTTTCGGGTATCATCTTCGCGAGAAGTAGATACACGATCATCGAAATGATGACCGGTTTTAACGTATCCTGATCTAACATTTATATTACACAAACAAAATAATATCAAACGTTAACGATGGGTTTTACACCCAAGACACTTTCACTCTTTTTCACACTGTGCTTTTTACAGTAGCACCCGTTTACGGATTTGAATGCACACTTCTTTCCTTTCAAAGTGAGAGCCTGACACGTTCTATCCGTATACTTCTGTTCTCTAACAGCCGTAGGGACTTCATCTAGAACGATCATCGTACGAGAGTTCTTCTTCTCCTCAAGTTCCCTGTACCTATTTTTCATCTTAAAAATACTCCTAGCCAAATGCTCACATGCATCATCAACCGTATCTTGACCACGTACCAGGAGTGCCGAATGAACTGATTCCTCGTAGGTTGCCATATTCAGTGTCTTATATATTTTGTATTTACGATAATGACTTAAGTTTTATTTTGTTTTCTTCACAGTCCGAGACGGATATCATTTAAAGTATAAAGACATTTTTAGTTCAAGTATGCATATCGCCTGGTATAGAGAATGCTACATATGTCAAGCTCCATTAAATCCCGTCGTACGTACACGGACAGATGACAATAAATTGTTCGTGCGACATTATAAAAAAATACGACCTCTGTTTGTATATAACAATGAAAGATACCATTCGTTCGTAAATGGTTCAAAAATAAAACCTGTGTGCTTTTCATGCTTTTCATATAAACCGAAACCAACAATTGGTTCATTGAAAGATCGTGAACTTGGATTATGCCGCCATGTGTTACCTCGAAGTAAGGCAAAGACATGTGATGAAATAATGTCATGGTATAGTGGGCTTATTAGAGAAGCATGTAAAAGAGGATTGGATATACGACGTTGATACATACACGGTTTAAAGTTTAGAAGAGTGTTGTTAACAATGAACAATGTTCTCCGTCGCTAGACCTATCACCATGTGTAGACCAACACCAAATCACAAACATAACAAACGATTTAAAATCTATTCAACTGCGTATAAGTCTGTTGATCCTTACCGTGAAAGTTCCCTGCGATACATGGGTTACGCGAATGAACTCGGCGAAGCCTTCACATCATATCTCCCCGAATGGGGCTTACCCGCTTCATATTGCGTCGCAGCAGCATATGTCATGTTTGATACGATTGATAAAGGTGAAAAAGCGTACAACGCTGCAGAAGAAGAGGATAAGATGATGGATACAGTGAGAATTTCGACTGAAACTTTTACATGGCAAATGCTCGCATCGGTATTCTGGCCAGGGTCTATTATTAGGGTTATCGTGAATATGGCCGCTACCATGATTTCCAACAATAATCTAGACAACAATCAATTTATTCATTTTCTCCCTACACTGATCGGTCTTTCGGCTATCCCCATGATAGTAAAACCGATTGATACCACAGTTGATAAGATCATGGAAGGATCCATTTCCAGGGTTATCAACGGTGAAATTAATACACCTGAAGAAGCTCGTACAGCGATGATGACTACCGCTGGCTCAATTTCTGTACCACCTGTTATGTATTGTCTGGCTTCTATTATCAAGAAGCTCGAAGTATAAACAGGCTTAAGTTAGAAATTTTTAATAAGAAAAATAAATGTCCCCCAATATTACACAGAAATTACGTCTCACACTTGAATATGTCGACCCATTTCAAGTGCGTGTTACATTTTCAACACTCGGGGAAATCGAACGTTTGCGTTTCGAGCGGAAGTGTGAAAACACGTGTATAAACCCAGATAACTTTGACATATATATCGAAGAGCGTCAGGGTGGTAATAGTATAGGGAAAACTGATCGATACTTTTCTATCAAATCAGACCGATGTTTACGAGATATCGTATTCAGGGGTGAACGGTACCGATTTACCCCATCATATAAAAGACTTCGTTCGGTTCCGGATGTGTTGAAACTGTATCGTCCCACTGACCAGGATATTGATGATTTACTCGAGGAATTCAGGGAACCATTGGTGCCGAAAGCTCCGAAAGCTCCGAAAGCTCCGAAAGCTCAGAAGGCTCCGAAAGCTCCGAAAGCTCCGAAAGCTCCGAAAGCTCCGAAAGCTCCGAAAGCTCCGAAAGCTCCGAAAGCTCCGAAAGCTCCGAAAGCTCAGAAGGTTGTAGAGTTCTGCAAATTCGACGAACTAAAGGAAGAAATTGAAGTTGATTGTGATGTGGATATGATCACTAACCATTATGACGGTAGATCTACGAGACCTTTGTGTAGACACCTATACAACAGTAAAAATTCTCAATATGGCATTCCCTGTAGCCAACACGTGCCTGAGTGTATGTGTCCAATCCACCGAGCCGGAAGCTTATGGAGAAAACTCACAGGGGCTGTGCGTGTCGATCGAAACAATAAGATGACGAAGAACGATACCAAGTATATGAAACACGTTATTGGTATGGGGCTTGACGAATATCATAATCATTTAGTCGGTGACTTTCAGAAAAACTTCATCGAGATTTTACCCTATGAGATGCTAATTAAAAACTTTGAAGAACTTCGAGCCGAAAAGTTCGTGATTGATGAGATTTTTCCTAGATGTGAAGGAAAACACCTAGTGGATACACGCGATATAGCTATTTTTCTGGCTAAGGTTTTCAACTATCGTAACACCCAACTCCTCCTCCATAACAATGTCGAAGCTCGAAAGCATGGTGTTGATACCAAGCAGTTTAAGATGTTGATCAATTCATCAAAGAATGGTTCAGTTTGTCCAGGTGCGGAAAATAAGTTTAACCAGATTGAACCGAGTGAGGAAGCGATTTCATACATGTTGGAATTTGTGAACAGATTTAGAGAAAAACTACCTAAGTTAGAGATTTGAATTGTAATAAAACTAAGAAAGTATGGAGAGTGTCCAAAAACTCACACATATAGAACACATTCTCAAAAGACCTGACTCGTACGTCGGTCCAGTTGACCTAGGAACCGAACCTTACTGGATCCTTGATGGTCAAAAGTTCACTAAGAAGAACTTGAAATACTCCCCAGCCCTCTTGAAAATATTCGATGAAATCCTCGTCAACGCCATCGACCGTAACTCTCTCCACTCCAAACAGGTCAGTTTAGTCTCTGTCTCGATTGATAAGGATACGGGTTCAGTCACCATCGAGAATAATGGTCCACTCGGTGGGATTTCTGTAAAAATGCATGAGAAGGAGGGTCTATGGAACCCCGAACTCGTCTTTGGACACCTCCTCACGAGTACGAACTACGACGATACACAAAAAAGAATTGTCGGTGGCCGCAACGGGTATGGTGCCAAGTTGGCAAATATTTACTCGAGTGATTTCTCTGTAGTCATCAAGGATCATGAGACAAAGCAGACCTATACTCAATCCTGGTCGAAGAATATGACTGTCTGTGACCCACCAAAAATTAAAAAACATTCGGGTGCTACGTCATCCGTGGCCATCACCTTTACCCCCGAGTGGAAGAGGTTCGGAATGTCCAAAATGGATGATACCATCTATAAGATTTTCCAAAAGAGAGTCTGGGATGCGAACATCTGTACTACTCAAAACTGTAAAGTGAAGTTCAATGGTGAAGTTCTTCCGAAACAAAACTTCGAGGCTTATGCCAAAATGCACGAAGGTGTTGACCAGGTTGCATCTGTAACTACCGACCGTTGGTCAGTATGCATCGGGCCAGCAGAGAACGGGATGGAACAGGTTTCGTTCGTGAATGGTATCTGCACTACGAAAGGTGGCACCCACGTCGATCACGTGGCAAACATTGTCGCAAATGGTATCATTGATGACATGACTAAGAAGATTAAACTGAAACCTCCACAGGTTAAGAATGCTTTTACGATCTTTGTAAAGGCGACAATCGAAAACCCAAACTTTTCCAGTCAGGTGAAATCTGAGTGTACAACCAAATCACAGCATTTCGGAAGCAAGTTTGAACTACCCAAGACATTCGTTAAGAATACTCTCAAGACTGGTATCGCTGATGAACTCACGGCACTCTCAAAGTTCAAGGAAATGAAAGAACTCAAGAAGACCGACGGAGCTCGAAAGTCCAAAATCACCGGTATTCCCAAGTTGGACGATGCGAACAAGGCTGGTACGGCACAATCTGGGAAGTGTACACTCATCGTGACTGAGGGTGACTCGGCGAAGACCCTCGCAGTTGCAGGTCTCTCGGTTGTTGGTCGTGATCACTATGGTGTGTTTCCTCTTCGGGGTAAGTGTAAGAATGTACGTGACGTGTCAGTCGCACAGCTTACGTCTAACCAGGAATTCAATGATCTCAAGAAGATCCTCGGACTTCAACAGGGTAAGGAGTATACCGACGTTTCCGAACTTCGATATGGACGTCTCATGATCATGACTGACGCTGATAACGATGGGTCTCATATCAAGGGTCTCATCCTCAACATGATCCACTACTTCTGGCCCAGCCTTCTAAAGTTGAACTATGTGGTGAGTATGGTGACACCAATCATCAAAGCTTCCAAGGGATCAGAAACAAAATCTTTCTACACCGATTCAGCATTTCGAAACTGGTATGGTGACGGTAAACATGGGTGGCGTATCAAGTATTACAAGGGTCTCGGTACTTCTACATCCGTGGAGGCTCGTGAATATTTCAAAAAAATCCAAGAACTCACAGTGAAGTTCGATGTGGATGTCATGACAGATAAATCAATCGTACTCGCATTCGATAAGAAAAAGGCAGATGACAGGAAGATGTGGCTTCTCGAAAGTACCGCGAAGAATTCTGGTGATCTTGAAGTACCATATGGTCATGTCAAGAACCTGGCCATAACAGACTTTGTTCACAAAGACCTCGTCAATTTCAGCCTCGCTGACTTGAAACGGTCTATCGCACATATGGCTGACGGACTTAAACCTTCACAGCGAAAAGTTATGTTCTCGTGTTTTCAAAAGAACTTGACTGCCGAAATGAAAGTGGCACAACTGGCCGCGTATGTCGCCGAAAAGAGTTCTTACCATCATGG